CGTCCGATCGTCGCGCGGGCCGCCTAACACTTCCGCGTCACGACATGCCCCTAATGATTCCAGCCACTTAGGCCCCATCGGGCGCCGATCGGCGATCGCGCGTAGGGGCACTGGGAAGCGCTGTAGGCGCGATCGGGATCGGGGGTAGCCGCCCCTATGGCTCGACACGCGCGCGCGCCTCCTGGAGAGAAACCAACGCGCGCGCATCACGACGGCCCGGTCCGCTCGGTCGGTCCGCTCGGTCGCTCGGTCCGCTCGGTCCGCTCGGTCCGCTCGGTCGCTCCGGCGCTCGGTCGCCCCGGACGATCCGCCGGGCCGGCGGTCCGGCGGTCGGTCCGCGGTCGGTCGCCGGTCGCTCGGTCGGCCCGGTCGCTCGGTCGCCGGTCGCTCGGTCTCCGCCGGCGCAAGCTCCCCAACGCGCCGGACCGCCGGCCGCCGGCCGCCGCCGCCGACCGCGACGGGTGACGCAGCAACGACGCCGTTGATGATGACGATGAACAATGCACCACCCGCCGGATCAGCGATGGGGACCCCAGAGCGAAGCAGTCTTCCGGAACGCGCGCATTTTCTCGAAACCCTATACCGCTACGGTAACCTTGTCGTTCCACCACAGCGGTGTTACGCTGCACCCATGATTCACGACCTTCCGTTGCCGCTCCGCCTCCGCAACGCGCTCGCCAAGGCGGGCTTCACCACCGAGCAGCAGCTCCTCGACTGGCTCAAGGAGGGCACGCCGCTCCCCGGCGTCGGCCCCACGGGCCTCGCTGCGCTACAAGCCTGGGCCGCGAAGCCCGCGGCGGTCGATGCGTCGAGCCGGTGGGCGCAAGGCCTGGAGATCCGTGAGATCAAGCGCCAGACCGCCGCCTTCGTCGCCGCCGGGGGCTCCATCGAGGCGGGGAATGGGCGCGGACTGCTGACGCTTCGGCTGGAAGCCGTAATCCAGGCACAGATCAGTGCTCTTATCCCTACTATCAAGGCGCTCCCGCATGTCAAGGAGCTGGGCGTCGAAGTGTCGGCGGAAACGGTGGGTCGGATGGCGCTGATCCGGGGCCTCGACGCGCTGGAACGCGCGCACAACGGCCAAAATCCGCCCGGAAAGGCCGAAACCAAGGCGAAAACGACCGATTCCAGCCCCGAAGACGTCGTTCCGATGCCCGATCCCGACACGGAGGTCCACCAAACGCCCCCTGGCTGGTCGAAATGCGGCCCGAACGACAAGATTCCGGTCCCCGAAGCCGTTCTTCACGACTACTACACCCAGAACAGCTGGTCCAGGTACTGGGGAATGGTCGATGGGACGCCGATCTACTTCTACTGGTGCCCTGAGAGGCGTCTCCAAGACCTCGATCCGTTCCCTGGCAGCGACAAGGGCGGCCGAAAGGTCGCGGTTCAGGACACTCCGTGGGGTCCGGGGCATGTCGTGCCCGTGAAGTGGGCCAACAGCTGACGGAGAGTGCCTCGGAGCGCCGTTTCGGCGGCACCCCGAGGCGCCACTACATCAGAACCCGGTGGCGTGGACGCGGTAGGAGACCTTCACCCGAAGAACGCCGGTTCCGGCGGTCGGGTTTCCGGTCGGCACGAAGAGCTGGATGCCCTTGCCGCCGGCGGCCGTCAAGACCACGTCGGTCGTGATGGGCTTGCAGCTCGACACCCGGTCGGCGGTGGCGAAGAGGAGCGTGTTCGCCACGGTCGTGGAGAGCACGGTCGCGCTCGTCTCTTCGATGACCTGGAGCGTCCCGTTCGTCGCGTACTGAACGCCGCCGTAGTCGAGCATCAGCGTGGCGCCGGCGAACGAGATGACCTTGCCGGCCTGTCCGGGCACCAGCATCACCGGGGTGGCGTTCATCGTGAGGATCGCCGCCGACGGGATGTCCACCGTCACGTACTGAATGACGTTCTCGTCCACCTTGGCGCTGAGAACCGCGCCGTTGGCGATCTTCGACGCGGTGATGGCCGAAGGAGCGAGGTGCTCCGTGATGATCTCCCCGTAGCGGATGAACTTTCGAGTGATGTAACCATAAGCAGCCATGACCAACCTCCACATTTCCAGTGTCGCGTGATTGCGTACACTTCACGGCGATGGTAGCATATCTCAAAATCGAGGCGATGATGCACGGTCCTGCGACGATTCTCATCATGGCGAAGAAGAAGGCCGGGGGTGGCGGCTACTTCGACCCCATGGCCGACGCCGAGATGGCGATGGGCCCCATGGAGTTCGAGGGTATGGGAGAGGAGCCCGACCTCAGCAAGATGAACTTCCGCGACGCGGCGGCCAAGCTCCGTGAGATCGCCGGCCAGCTGGAGAAGTCGTCCGTGATGCACGGTGAGCAGGCCAAAGCGCTCAAGGCCATCGTCGGCGGAGCCGAGGGCGGCGAGGGAGAGGAGGAAGAGGACGTCGAGGACGAGCCGTCCGAGGCCCCCGCCGAGCCTCCGAAGGCCAAGCGGGCCGCGCCGGCGTTCCTCAAGCCGAAGCCGATGAGGTACTGATGCCAGGGGCGACAGAGTCCGCGAAGCTCGCCGCGCAGGCCGAGGAGAAGCTGCGCTCTCTCATCGACGGCAAGCTCTCTGACGCAGACAAGGCTGCGCTGGACCGTCGGATGGAGACGGCGCTGACGCTGCTTCCGTTGCTCCAGCCCATCGCAGACAAGCACGGCATCCCCGTCTCGCAACTCATAGGGATTCATGTCGTCGAGACGCGGGGCGGTGAGAACCCGATGAGCCGCACCTCCAGCGCGGGGGCCACCGGGCCGTTCCAGCTCACGCCAGCCGCACGGAAGGACTACGCCCCCTCGGCGAAGTACGGCACGATCGTCGAGGCCGACGCCGACTCGGCGGCCCAGTACATCAAGGCCGCGCAGGCTGCCGGGTTCACGATGCCGGAAGCCATCGGCATGACCTACATCGGCGGCATCCGTGGCGTGAAGAACTGGGGCGGCGGCGCCGCGAACAACATCGGGGAGAACTCCCTGGTCTACGGACCGATGTTCAAGTACGCCATCGAGCAGGCCGAGAGCCGGGCGTCGAAGTACCTCAACGACATCGAGCGCCCTGCCAAGAAGGCGGGCAGCGATGCCATGCAGGCGACGTTCGGCGGCTACGAGATGCCGACGATACGCACGGGCCTCGGAGCGTTCCTCAATCCTTCGGAAGAGGAAGCGGCCGCAGCGCGCACGGGCCGCATGACGGCTGCCGAGCAGGCTCGACAGAGCGCCTACGACGCGGCGATGCCTGCCGTCGAAGCCCAGAAGAAAAAGAAGTACGAAGAAGCGGGGTACAAGTGAGCGACTACTACGACATCCTGAGCCGCCTCAAGAAGACCACCATCGACGCTCAGGCGGAGATGAACGGCGTTCCCGACAAGGCGAAGAAGCTGGACCTCTCCAAGCTCGTCCAGAAGCCCGTCGTCAAGGTCCAGGTCAAGGTCGGGCGCAAGTAGCTACAGCACGACGCGAAAGCTCGGGTCGACGCCGATTGCCTCCTGCATCGCGTTGCACAACTCCGCCGTCACGGCGTAGTAGTCCGCGTCGGACATGGAGTGCTCCAGCGCGTCGATGCGACAGGCGCGCGGGCGCTCGTCGTAGATGACGCACTTGTTGTCTGCGGACAGACAGGTACACGCACCGTCCGGACCAAGGGGCCAGCCCTCGATCCGCGGCGGAATGTAGACGCAGCATGCGCCGCACGCCGTACAGGGAAAGGCCATCTGCGCTCCGTCGAGGGACCGCCAGGAAGAAGGTGCGTTCCCTGGCGGTCGGCTCGCAGCTATCAGCGACACCCACAGCTCGGGCCCATGTGATCCGTATCAAGTCACCGAAGAGGTGTCAACGGCGCGGGTTGTAAAACGCCGACTCGTCGGACTGGTCCATACGGCGCATGGAGTCCATGATCTCCTTGTAGGAGCGGTTCTCCGTCTGCGCCGTTCCGCCTGCACGGTTGGGGCCGAGGTTCATGAGGTTCATCGCCTCGGGCACGGGCTCCGGTGCCGGGGGAGGCGCAGCGCCGTACTTGGCGCGCACCATCGTGACGGCATCCTCGGGGTCGAGGCCGCCCGTGCAAAGGACGCAGAAGGCGTAGAACGCCTCGTCGCTCTCGTAGATGTCCGACGCCTCGGACTTCATCCAGTCCTCGACCTCGGTCACCGCCTGCTCGACCTGACGCTCCTCCGCCTGCCGGGCCTCGTGTTCGAACGACTCCAGCCGCTGGCGCAGCTCGTCGCGCTCGCGCTCGGCGGTCCCGTACTTGCCGGTCCACTCTTCCGAGGCCTTGTGGACGGACTGCTCGTACTCATCCCGAAGCGTCTGGAGAGCCGCGTCGTGCGCCGCCTTGAGGCGGTCGATCTCGGCCTGTTTCTCGGCCATCGGGTCGGCGTCGCCCGTGAGCCAGCGCTGGATACGCTGCTCGTCGGAGCGGAGCTTGGCTTCGCGGCGGTCGATCTCCTTGCGCCGCGAAGCCGTGTCCTGAAACGCCTTGGTGAAGCCGCGTTCGAAGTTCCGGTACTTCGATTCGAACCCGCGAACGAGGGTGTTGCGGAGGTTGTCGTCGCCGACGCGACTGAACCAGTCCGTCTTCGTCAGCGCATCCAGCTCGCCGTTCCAGTCGAAGACCGACGGGGCGGGCTCCGAAGACTCGAAGCTGGCATCAGCCTCTCCATCCTCGGTGCCCGTTTCGGTGACGGTCTCGGTCTCTTCGTTCTCGGGCTCAAACATTGGTCCTCCGGGCTACTTTTTCATCGGTCCAGGCGTCGGCTCCATCGGGGGCGGGGCCTTCATGCCCTCGGCCGACATCGCTCCACGCGCCATCGTGTCTTCGCCGGCGCCGATGTTCTTTTCGAGCTGCATGCGAAGGTTCATGTCCTTCTCCAGCATCATGGCGAGTTCGGCGGGGCTCTTGCCCGCGAGCTTCGGCATCATCTGCGCCGCGTCGTAGAGCGCCTGCGCCTTCTCGGGAGAGATGCCGAGCGTGTCGGCGAGGGCCGCCATCTCGTCGCCGGCGTCGGCGGGGGCCGCGTCCATCGCATCGCCCCGCGCCGGGGCCTCGGGAGCCGCGCCTTCCGCGCCGCCCATCGACTTCGGAGGCGGACCGCCGCCCTGGTCGAGGATCGCCTGGATCTCGTCCGCCAGCGGCTTGATGTCGCGACGCGGAACGATACCACCCTCGGGCATCTTGTTCATCTCGGCCATGGAATCTCCTCTAACAAGGTTTAGGTAAACCGGGAAGGTAGAGAAAGAGCGCGACCCGGTTCGCTACTCTTCGTCAGGGGGTGGCGCCTCGTCTTCGAAGCCGGCCCCCGCAGGGGCCAACTCAAACGCGACGGCGGGAATCGCGGCCATCAACAACCACTTGTTCGGAACGCGCCGCCGTTCGCCGGTCAGCCGATCTTCCAGCACCGCGACGTCCTGATTGCCGGACAGGCCGACAACACGAACTTCCCGCCCGCGGCGCAGCGCCCGCAGGCGCGCCGCCTGGATGTCCGGCGTCATGCCGTTGCCGGCTTGGACATGATCTTCGTGGCCTTGCCCGCCTTCTCCGCTTCCGTCTCGACGGCGCGCTGGCGCAGCTCCGACTCCGTCACGCCGGCCCGCTTCTTCGTCTCGTACGAGCGCTGGCGCAGCCCGTCCACGCGCTCCTGCTTCTTGGCCTTCGACTCGCCTTCCAGCTCGATTCGGTGGCCGGGGAAGCGCTGCTGGATGACCGACACGGCACGGTCGTAGGCCTCCTTCGTCTCGGCCTTGCCCAGCACGCCCATGTCGATGGGCGTGAAGCTCCCGTAGCCGTGCCCGCGCACCGCCGGGCCCTGCCCGTGGCTCCAGTCGATCTTGGTCGCGCCCCCGCAGTCGGCGCACTTCGGAAGGTCACCCACTACGACGAACTCGTCGCTGAAGATCGTATCACATTCAAGGCAGCGAATGTCGTGAATCGGCATCTTTTTTCCTACGCGACGGGAATGGGGGTGGGGCCCATGGCTTCCATGACATCGGACGGCACGTTCTGGGTCGCCGCGTCAACCGTCTCGGTCGAGGGCACCTCTGTGGGGACCGCGCCGGGCGGCAGCGAAGGACCGCCGGGGGCCGCGCCGGGAGCGCCGCCCATGGCACTCATCATCTGCATCATCATCTCCTGCTGGGCGGCCTGTTCCTGCTGCTCCATCTCTTCCCGAGGGATGAGCAGCTTCGTGGAGAGGCCCACGCCAGTGACCAGCTCCTCCAGCAGGGCGCGCTTGTTGATGTTCGGGTCCTGCGCGAGGATGGGGAACATCTTGAGCAGCGTCTCGGAGAGGACCGAAGGGTTCTGGCGGATGGGGTTGTAGGACACCATCGAGAAGTTCACATCGACATCGCGGATGTCGCTGAGCGACACCTCGCCCCAGCCCTCGTGGCCCGACACCTGGACGAGCTTCGGTTCCTTCATGTACTTCTTCGACAGGTAGAAGCACTTCTCGGCGACATCTTCGAGCGCGCCGTTGATGTGGCCTTCGCGCGTCGCGAGCCGGGTCCGCATCTGTGCGTCGATGATCGCCATCTCCGTGGCCGTGCGGGCGCCGGCGACTTGACCGCGGGCCGCCTCCGCGAGCGCCGAGATGAACGCAGCGTCGCCTTCCTGCCGCGCGATGAAGTTCTCAACGCCCACCGGCACCTGCGGCATCGGCATTTCGTAGAACAGCGTCGAGAGCGTGCGGAGGCCCTCGGCGTTCGTCGGGCTGATGGGCACGAAGCTGCCCGTCGCGGCCTCGACCGCCTTGTTGAGGTCTTCCTCGGTGATCAACTCGCTGTTGAACAGGATGCGCGGAATCATCAGGTAGACGATCTGCTTCATGTGCGTGAGCAGATCGTTGATGGTCTCCTGCTGGTTGAGGACGAGCTGCACCTCGGAGAGGCCCAGGCAGTCCACCGCAGACTGGTTCAGCGAGAACATGGAGTACGGGACGTAGTCCAACTCCTGCTCGAACACGACGGCGTCGGCCTGCCGCACATAGTGCGTGACCTTGTTCGTCTCGCGGTCGTAGTACTCCCAGACCGTGACCCACTCGAACGCATCGCGGAGCTGCCCGCTGTCCGTGTTCTTGTAGGTGTCACTGATCCACTTCGGGTAGCGATCAGGAACCACGTCCTCCATCTTCGGCGAGCGGTACGCGCCGCTCTTCACACGCCGCTGGAACTCCGTGTAGGGGATGACAGCCGCCTCCAGCCAGTAGCGGATGTCGTCAGGGTCGCGGACCGTCTGGTCGAAGAACACTGCACCGGGCTCCAGCACGCGCACCAGCGGCCGATCCTCCCCGGCGTTCCAGCCGGTCTTGAAGATGCCACGCTTGCAGAGCACTGCGTCGATGAGCGCGGTCGCCGCGCGCCGGCGCATCTTGTTCGAGTCGAAGACGTACTCCATCAACCCGTTGACCAGGGGAATCACCTCCTGGCTCTCCCGGTTGCGCGGGTTTGCCGCGACCTTGGGGTTGGGCCCGAGCAGCGCGCTCACCGCCGTGTCCGCGATGGCGTAGATCATGTTCTTCGAGCACAGGAAGCTCGGCACCGTCCCATCACTCAGACCCGCGTCGCTCCGCGATGCGTAGAAGTCTCCCCGGTAGTACCGGCGCGCCTTGTCGAAGTTCTTCTTCTCGACCTTCTCGTAGTAGCGCCGGTGACGGTCGATGAGCTGCGAAAGGTTCATGTCCACTCCCGATTGATGGGCTTGAAGGGGTTCCTTGCCGCAGCCCGCTCATGATGCTTGAATCGATCAAGGTCGGCAATCGTAACGCGCGACCCGTCCGGAGTCCCGAAATCCTGCGCCGGTTGCGCAGGCGCTTCGTCCGCCGTGAACCGGCGGCGCGACAAGACGTCCGCCGCCATGACGGCCGTGCGCGCGAGGTCGAAGTGGTGCGTCGTCCCATCGTTGTTCGCCGCGCGCTTCGTGCGATTTCCGTCGTAGTTCAGCAGCTGGTGCAACAGCGGCTTCGACTTGATGGTCAGCTCGCTGTCGCGAAGCATGCGAACGAGTCGCGCCTCGCCTTCCTGCACCCGCTTCTCCGTGGCGTACCAGCCAGGGTGGTTGCGGTCGGTCCACAGCAGGTTTCGGGCGCCCTTGTCCTTCAGCATGGCGATGCACGCAGCGGCGTTCGACTCGACCGCGAGCAGCGCATGGTTGTAGAACCGCTGGAGGTTCAGCAGCCGCTCTGCGAAGCGACCTGGGTCTTCTCGACCCTCCCACACCGCGACCTCGCGACGCTCGATGGCATCCCACACCGTCACGGCGCTGTTGTCGCCCGTGGAGCCGAATCCCGCAGGGTCCGCGCAGACGAGGTAGGCGCGGCCCTTGACGGGTCGCTCCAGCAGGCTCGCGCCCTTCGGCATCGGCTCCGGGGGCACGACCGAGCTGAGCAGGCAGTCCTTCAGCACATCGACAGGCATGATGGGCGCACCGCCACCCAGCCATCCGTCGTAGGGGTCGCTGGGGTACTTCGAGGTGAACAGGCGCTCGTCGTTCGCCATTTCGGTCTGGAGCGAGATGCGGCGGAACGCGAGGTTGTGGACGTCCATCCCCGGATGCCGCTTCATGTACTCCAGTTCGGTGTCCGTCGGACGGAACCCGACGGGGTCGACGCGGCAGCTCGGGTCAAGCCACCACTCCAGGAACACAGGGTGGAAGCGCCCCTTGCCCTCCAGCGCGTTGTGCCACATCGTCTCGTGGTGGCTACCCGACGCGCCGGGCGTGGACTCCAGGACAACACGCGCGTTCTGCCGCTTGTTGACGGCCGGGAAGATGTTCGCCGCCGCCTTACGCTGCCACTGCGCCTCACCGAACTCGGTGAGCAGCAGACGGTCGATGGAGCGACCGACCGCCGGCGAGCGCCCGCCAGCCGTCAGCACCTTGATGCCGCCACCGTGGACGAAGTGAATCTGCGTCGTGCCGGGCTTGCGGCCCGTCTCGACAGGAACGCGCACATCATCGGGGAGGTTCTTGTATGCGAAGAGGATTCTTTCGAAGATGTCTTCTGCCGTGTCTTGGCGCTCGGCGATGAGGACGCCCTTCACGCCTTCGAGGTACATGCAGTCGCGGAGCAGGAGCATCACGGACGGCGTCGTGATCTTCGCTTGGCGGAACTTGTCGCAGATGACCCAGCGATAGTCGGCGCACGCCTGCAAGAACTTCATCTGGATGTTCGTCGGTTCCAGATAGCCGATGGACTCGTCCTCCCGAACGATCTGGCACATCGACACAAACGCCCACGGCGTCGAGAAGAGCGCCCGCACCTTCCCCATGTGAAGACCCGGAATCTGCGCGATCTTCGCGCCTCCAGGTAGACTCGCCGGTGCGTTCACTATAAACTGCTCCTATAGCTATACTATCACGGTATGGCCCAGAGGTCTACCATGGCCGAGAAGTGGATCAAGGGCGCCATCAAGAATCCAGGCGCCCTCCGCGAGAAGATGGGCGCCAAGGAAGGCGAGACCATCCCGAAGGAGAAGCTCGCGGCCAAGGAGTCTCAGCTCCGAAAGGAAGGCGAAGGCGACAAGAAGCTGTCCTCGGCAAAGCGCACGCTGCTGAAGCAGATCGTGTTGGCGCGAACCCTCGGGAAGATGGGAGAATAGATGATTGGCAACGACGTTCAGAACACCACCCGCCCGGACCTCAAGCCGGCCAAGGCCGCACCCGCGTCGATGAAGCGCGATCTGCTCAAGCAGATCGTCATGAACCGGATGAAGAAGACCTATGGCGGCTGACGGAAAGTACGGCCACATCAGCTTCAAGCCGCCGCAGTCCGTGGCGGCGTCTGCCGTTCGCGGCCTCATGCTGCGCCGGGAGCAGTCGAAGTCCCAGAAGGCGGGCCTCGATGTCGCGCAGGCTGCGGCGCAGGGCATCGGTAGCGGCGTCCAGCGCGCAGCGAACCTCAAGAACCGCTCCGAGATGGACCCGTC